CAATCATGCCGCCGATAAGAGTAGAAAAAGCGGGTGAAATCATTTTGAAAATTTCTGCGTTGTCCACTTCCTTGGCCCACAGACCCAACATAAAGCTGACCACCATTGCCAATACGGAGATACATAGGGTTGTGCTTACCATGAGCGTGACGTACAGCGTCAGCTTGTCCCTTGTGTCCGGTGATGTCTTCTTGACCGGTCTGGGTATAGGTTTTCTGGTCATACAAGTTTGTCAATCTCGCGTTTAAGGTTTGTGATGTCAATGTTTAGCGTTATCTGCCGCATCCTATATTCATAAATCTCATATTCGTACTGGTGAAACTTCTTTACCTGCTGGTCAATCTGTACCTGCACCGCCCTCTCAGCGTCAAGTCTTTCCACCCGCTTGGCAAACACATCTGTTTGCGTGGTTGCGGTAGGTTGCACGACGGGATACCACTTGTCGTAACTGACTTTCATTTCTTCTCTCGCTCAAGTGCATCTTTGTACCCATGAATGACTTTAGTTCTGAGTTCTGCTGAATCTGCCGCGCCAGCCCACTCTGACAAGTTGTTCCACATCACCACATAATCTGAGGATTTGCAGTATTGTGCATTGTTTGTCAGCCACATAGACATCTGCTGATGGCGCTCGGACGGGTTGTGGATTGTCCAAGCAATTGACCAGAACTCGCGCACATGACAACCATTCTTGGCTACGGCTCCAACTAGCCCCAACAGCAGTAACAGTATGAGCCAACGCATTTATCACACCAAACTCCATGCAATTATGTACGTGCCATAAATGACGAAGGCCACTATACAGGCCGCCGCAATAAATGCTTCAGCCCAATCCCACATCACGCTGGCTCTGGTATTTTCACTTTGGCTGTTATGACTGCTGTCGATGTGTCTCGATCAATTGTCATGTGGCCTTGGCAAGTGATGTTGTAGTCAACCCCATTAGCGTCTTTCTCGCTCTTGATGGGTACGGTAATGTCTAAGCTCTTAAACAGGAACTCTTTGCCATTTTCAAATACGCGCCAGACATGATCCATTGAACCGCGACCCGCTTGGCCACGGCTTTTGTTGAACCTGATCTGGTACGTATTCATATTACTTCAGCAGGTGCTAAGCAAGCTTGTGGCTGGTGAATCACTGTCAAGTTAAAATGCACAAATTTAATTGGCAGGTCAGCCGCATGGCGGGTAAACGAATGGGAAAGCCATGAGTTAGCAAAGATCATCATGCCGGGTTTGGGCGTAAAGTTAATTGCTTTACTAGCGGGCGTTGCCGCGCTTATGTCTTGCTCTGGCAAGTCAATTTGAACCTTACCTGCACGAGGGTCATGGAACACTACGTTAGAGCCGCCTTCTGGAGTCTCAAGGAAGTAAAAGCCTACAATCTGTGAACCAAACCCATGAACGTGCGCATCCATTGCCGAGTGCTTATGGTGTTCTTGCGTCCACATTTCAGTAAACGATACCGCCTTGTCCTGCATGGCGTAACCCTGCTCATTAAGGATGTTCCACGCCGTAGCACCGACAAACTCAGAGAACCCAGCTACACGCGGGTCAGCAAAGTAGCTTTGCGTCATGTGAACGGGGTAAATCTCGTTAAGCGCCTGTGCTTTTTTAGCAACGTCGAGAAATTCCTCAGAGACAACGTTAACCGCATCCAAGAAATCAGGACGCTCAATCAAATAGATTGGGCAGGGGAAGTGGTACGCAACTTGAAGTTGTGTATTTTGAACAACTTGAGCCACTGATTCAGCGGCTTTACATACTTTAACTTTTGACTTCTTAGTAGTGGTTTTCAATTTAAAGCCTTTTTACATTGCCGGAGATGACCATTCCTTCCCGGATTTTTCCATGATAGTTCGAGGAATGATTCCTTTGAAATCACCGGTCAACTGCTCAACAAAAAAATCAGGCTCTAATAACTCTTCATCATTTGTGCGTAACGCATGAATGCAAGCGCATACAGTGTTGTCAGAAAGAGCTGTAATACGATGCGTTTTATTTTTTTCAATAAAAACAAAATTTGGCGCTTCAATTGTTTTTTGAGAAGTCGGCTTACCTGTTTTAGAGTCAAGTATCTCTACAAATACTGAACCACTACTTACAAGTGTGCCGTGGTCAAAATCATGTGCATGACCAAGTTCAACATCACCTACGTTTTTAAAATGCATCAACCTTGTATACACATTGCTAATACACATAATTTTTATGCTTGGTAACATAGTATCATCCTTGATTAAAAAGCACCCACTGCCAAGCAAAGAAATCAAACCTGTATTCATTTTCGTCAACAGGACGGGCAGGGGCCTCTTTCCAGTTGTTGTCTGCACCGCACCAAAACACTCTTACGCCTTCAACTGGCGCTGGGCGTGGGATTGGGGGAACCATTGCACAGGTAGCTTCATCAAATGTCCAAGCAGACCAGTTGGAAACATACTCAAGACTATTGAACGCAGTAATAACTGCCTGTTGCTTGGCTGTCTTTTCTTCCGCGGTCATATCGCGAACTACCCAGACATCAGTCCATACGCCGTTTACTTTTGTGTAAACAGGCTCCTCAGATTCTAAAACCTGATATGCGCCATTAGGACGCTCAACCCGAATAAACGGTTCCCAATGTGCGGGTATAGAACCAAACGCCTGAATGAGGTTATATTCAAAAGCAGGGTGATTCTTGGTCAAGCCGTTTTCAGTTTCAATATAAAGATTCATGGTGCGCCTGTGCAAGTTGATGGGTATGAGCGAGTCGTGCCGGGCCAGATAACGCGTACAGCACCACGACCTCCAACACCACCATTGTTATAACAAGGGTTATATACAGTACCAGCACCGCCACCGCCGTATAAACCACCATTTATTCGTGTAGGGGTTGGCGATTCGGTTCCACCAGAACCACCTTTACCCCATGTAGAACCACTAATACCACCCGCACCATTACAACCTTGGCCTAGTAAAACGCCAACACCGCCGCCACCAACTTGGCAAGTGTTACCAAATCCACCACCGCCGCCACCACCGCCATAAGCACCATTTGCACCAGCAGAGAAGGATGATGCGCCCTGACCACAACCGGCAGTTCCGCAACACGGTTGATAACCACCGCCACCGCCACCGCCGCTGTTACCGTTGCAAGAAAAACATCCTGTGCCTTTTCTGCTACCGCCTCCACGGCCACCACCGCCAGTGCCAGTGCCTGCTGATGTGCCTGCTGGGGTTCTAACAGTGGGAGAACCGCCGCTAGTTCCAGCCGAACCGCCCGGGGCTTGTACAAACCTAGCTCCAGAAGTGCCAATAAACCAACTTTGCCCACCGTTGCCCCCACCTCCATTATTGCCTCCACCGCCTCCAGTACCAACATTGACGCACAAAGACTCTCCCGGAGTGACTGCGATGTTGTTTTGCCAACGCAAACTTCCACCGCCACCGCCGTATCTCTTTGGAGGGCCGTAGAAAGGCTGGCCCGGGTTGCCGGGGTTCAGGCCAGCTCCGCCACCACCAGCGCCAACCACTACGGCAGATACAGAAGTAATTCCTATTGGTACTACAAAAGTATATGTTCCTACAGTAGCAAATAGTTCCGAACCCGGAGGGGCAGCAAAGGATCGTTGATTTTGAAAGACAGCTTGTAGTGCACCGCTCATGTTAATCCGCTCCCTGAAATAAGCCAAGATGTTGAGGTAATCTTAATGCAGGTTGCCGATCCGTTTGTCGCCAAGGTTCGTGAACCTGTTGTACCTGCGGAGGATAAAGTCAATGTATCTGTCGTGATGGCAATTGTGACGTTTGCCACGGCCATGTTGATAAACGTGATGGCTGTACCAATGGGATAGGCCACAGAACTATTGGCAGGGATTGTGAATGTCCTTGCGTTGTTGTCACCAACTGGGTGGAAGATGTGCTTGCCTGAGTCAGTAAGAACTAATGTGTAATCTGCGCTCTGGCTGTTCTGTGGGATGTTTCTAAAACCTACTGCATCCGTGCCGTCAACGGTGCAAGCTGAAAGTACGCCGCTTGTGGGCGTACCAAGCAATGGCGTTACTAGAGTTGGTGATGTTGCAAACACTAATGCGCCAGATCCGGTTTCATCTGTAACTGCGGAGGCTAAGTTTGCAGAAGATGGTGTGCCAAGGAATGTAGCAACACCTGCGCCGAGAGAAGTAATGCCTGTACCGCCGTTACCTGCTGGTAAAGTACCCGTGACCTGAGTCGTCAAAGACACATTAGACAACGCGCCGCCCAAGGTTAAATCACCCGAGGTTGTAACTGTGCCAGAAAGAGAAATTCCGTTGACCGTGCCCGTGCCGCCTACGCTTGTCACGGTGCCTGTGGCCACTACGCTAGACGCTACTTTTACATAGTCAGTGCCGTTGTAGTAGACAAACGCTTTTTCACCGACTGCAATAGATACGGCAGGGGTTTGACCCGCACGGATAAAAGAAACCGTGCTGCCAGTGGCAGCGTTGTCTACCATGTACAACTTGCTACGGCTTGGAGCAGTAATTATTTTGGGGGTTGTAAGCGTGCCGGTTACACGGATTACCATGTACTGGCCTGTAGTTGACCCAATGTTGTTTCCTGACGCACTACCTATGGTGTTTACCAGAGTAATAGCCCCATCACCTGCAAAAGATAATGTGCCTGCAATGGCAATGTCTACGTAGTCAGAAATACCGTAGTTGACTGTATCGCCCCATGTACCGGAGAGCGTACCCTGTGTGGGGGTAACTAAGTCTAAAAGAGTTGTCGTCGCTGCCATTTAAATGCTCCTAGTTCGTTGCAACAGCAGTCCAACCTGCCGTTTGCGTGTTGCTGATATTTTGCCAGTTTGCGGTCTGCGTGTCATCAATTATTTCCCAGAAAGGCCGCGCAGTTATTGCGTCTGTGCCCGTTGCCAACTCGTTAATAGAAGCTATAAACGCCGCTGCCGCCTTTAAAGTATCCGCGCTTACCGCATTTTCAGTAATTGTGCCTTTAAATCCTACCTGTGCCGTAATTACATCTGACCCCGTAGCGGTTTCTGTGATTGCCGCATTAACTACAACTACCGCCGTTACCGCATCCGATCCTGTTGCCGTTTCTTGTATATCTCCAAAATACACAAGATTTCCAGTTACGCTATCTGTTCCGGTTGCTGTCTCTGCAACTGTAGCCGCGTACACAGGAACACTTGATACCACATCCGATCCAGTAGCCGTTTCGGTTATTGTTGTAGCATAGTTAGGTGTAGATGTAATTTCATCGCTACCTGTAGCCGTCTCAATAACCTGTGCCGCAAACGCTGCTACCGCTACAACATCGTCTGTACCCGTTGCCGTTTCCGTTACCGCTACGCTAACTCCCAGCGTAGACGTTACAACGTCTGAAGCAAGAGCTAGCTCACCAACCCCGCCCCATGAGTTGTAACCCCAAGCGCTTTCGCCCCAGCCCGTGCCCGCTATTACCGCATCGTATACTTCACCGCCTACTGTTGCATCTGTACCCGTAGCAGTCTCAGTAATTACCGCACCTACAGCTATAACCGAAGAAACCGCGTCTGTTACTGTGCTTGCCTCTGTTACCGTTGTAGCATACAACGGCCCCCCTTCGGTAGCATCTGTTCCCGTAGCTGTTTCGGTTACATTTACACTAATTGTTAGTAAAGAAACTACCGCGTCTGATCCCGTTCCTGTTTCGCCAACTGCGGAAAGTAAACCTAACGTTGCTGTAACTTCATCGGTTATGGTGGCTTGGTTGGTTCCAAGCCCACCCCAACTTAATGATCCCCAAGTATCTTGCCCCCAACCCTCGGTTCCAATCTCAGCAGTGTAGGCGACAAAGCCCCCCCAACCATTGTCGCCCCATGTGCCGGAACCCCACGCTGACATATTAAGCCGCCAAGCTGAATGTGTAAGTTACAGATAAAGTATCGCTGTTCACCACAGAACGGTCACCGGGTGAACCAAAGTCAGCCGCAGAGAACAATGTTCCTGTTGTGCCACCCTTAGTATCGTTGCTTGTCAAAAACGCGCCGCCAACTGTTGTTGAGCCGTTAATGTTAAACACGGCTGGTGAAGCTGTATTAGTTACCACGGATGGATTAGCGGTTGTAGCTGTTACAAAAGTAGCAGTCACACGGGTTCCGTTGCTGTATGCAGTAACTTCTGTCCAACCAGCATGGGAAGCCATTGTGTCGCCAGCCGCAGGTGTATTAGAAGCGCCAGCGCCGTACAAACCAAGATACCAAGTGGTGATCTGGGATACTGAAGTCAAAGCACTGCCCGCCATATATTGAAGGCCAACGTTAACCACCAAGTTTTTAGACTCGGCAGACCACTTTAAGTTGCCGTCTTTGTCATGGCATTTGATTTCAAATACGCCGGTCGCCTTTGCGTCCTCACCGGCTTTGGTGTTACAAGTCAGACCACTAGAAACAACGTCAGTGGCTTTGGTTTTTTCAATAGTCATGATGACTCCTTAATTAGAACTACGAATGAGAGCCGCCGTAGCGGTGTTTGCGGGCATGGTGATTGTAAATGTACCAACGGATGTTTTGTCAGAACCGAAGTCCAACACCGCTATGGATTTGTTACCTTGGGTAACGTTGTAAATCAACGCACATCTTGCGGTAATTGCCCCTGTCCATGAGATGTTTGGGAAGCCTACAAAAGCTGTGTACCCAGAAGACGATACTGTGATTGGAGTTAACTGTGCCCCGCCAGCGACGTAAGTGCCTGTGTTAGGTACTTCATTGGTTGAACTGTACACAGTGGTATCTTCATTCAAATCTGCGCTAGCCGTGTACAAGGCAATCTTGATAACGTCGGTTGTCAGGTCATGAATACCTTGGTACAACTGCGCCTTGAAGCTTGTGGTCTGGGTCTGGATAATCGACATATCAAGTTACCTTCTGACGGAACTGACCAGAACGATAAGCGTCTTGACGCTCCATACCATCACCCAAACGCTTGGCCAACGCAAGAGCTTCCATGAACTTCTGGTTGTATAGCGCCATCATGTCTTGCTCACCCTTCATGTAGGTGTAAGCCTCAACCAAAGATGCGTACAACAGCACGGGATCAAAGTTATCACCTAGCCAAGATGTGAACGGTGCCAC